CAATGACAAAAGCTGTTGCTGATAAAGAAGCAAAAAAATAATTAACTAATTTCAAAAAACATGGCAGTAAACGGTAAAGTAAAGTGGTTCAACGGCACCAAAGGTTTCGGATTTATAGCACGTGACGATAAAGAGAAAGATGTGTTCGTTCACATATCAGCAGTAAAAGAATCAGGTATGGAAACTTTAAAAGAAGGACAAAAAATAGTGTTTGACATTGATTTGTTACCAAAAGGTCCTGTTGCGGTGAATCTCACAACACCAGACATTAACAGTTAGTTTTCAAAGCATTTTTTAAGCATTAAATAGTATTACTATGGCTTATGTAAGTTTAGACAGCGATCAAATTAAGAAGGCGCATAAAAAACACAAATACACTAAAGAGCAAGTGCTACAACTTGAACAGTGTATGGATCCTAAATCTGGACCGCTTTTCTTTATGAAGCAATTCATGAAGATACAACACCCGGTCAAAGGATCAATGCCTTTCCAACCATTCCCTTATCAAGAAAGACTGATCGAAAGTTACAACGATCATAGATTTTCGATAGCCATGCTTCCACGTCAGACAGGAAAGACAACGTGTGCATCAGGTTACCTAATTTGGTATGCTATGTTTGTGCCAGATTCACAAATACTAATTGCGGCACACAAATACGCAGGAGCATCAGACATAATGTCAAGGGTGCGTTATGCATATGAGATGTTGCCTAGTTGGATCAAAGCAGGTGTTACACAATACAATAGGAACAGTATAGAATTCGACAATGGATCAAAAATTATGGCAACCACAACAACAGAAAACACTGGACGGGGTATGTCACTAACATTAATATATTGTGATGAGTTTGCTTTCGTTCAACCACCAGAGAAAGCAAAAGAGTTTTGGACATCACTGTCTCCAACATTGAGTACAGGTGGTAAGTGCATGATTACATCCACGCCAAATTCCGACGAAGATCAATTTGCACTCATTTGGAAGGAAGCAAATAAAAGATTTGATGAATATGGCAATGATAAAACTGTAGGCACTAACGGATTCTATGCCATGAAAGCACATTGGTCTGAACATCCAGACAGAGACGAGTCGTGGGCAACAGCAGAAAAGGCCAGAATAGGAGACGAAAGATTTAGAAGGGAACACGAATGCGAATTCTTGATCTTTGACGAAACATTGATCAACTCCACTACCCTTGCAACAATGGAGGGACAGATTCCTGTGGAAACTACAGGACAAGTAAGATGGTTCAAAAGACCAACACCCGGAATGACATACCTTACAAGTTTAGATCCTTCAATGGGAACCGGAGGAGACTATGCGGCCATACAGGTATTTGAACTACCAACGTTCGAGCAAGTAGGGGAATGGCATCACAACGAAACACCAATGAATCAACAAGTAAGAATACTTCAATCTATTAATAAACATATTCACGATACAATTATGGAAAAAGACTCAAGTGCAACTCCACAAATTTTTTACTCAATGGAAAACAATGCAATCGGGGAAGCCGCACTTTTAAGAGTAATGGACATAGGTGAAGAAAACATAATGGGTATGTTCTTGTCTGAGCCTATAAGAAAAGGGCATAGAAGAAAATTTAGGAGAGGATTTAACACAACCGCAAAACACAAAATTGATGCCTGTACAAAATTCAAAGAACTTATAGAAAATAATAAGATGAAAATTAATTCTCAATTATTAATTTCAGAACTTAAAGACTTTGTTGCATCAGGAATGAGCTTCAAAGCCAAACCCGGACAGCATGACGATCTCGTAAGTTCATGTTTACTAATGACTAGGATGATGAAAGTTTTAGCCGATTTTGACCCTAAAATATTTGAAAAATGGACCGATAGAACGTCTGAATTAACGTCACCAATGCCTATCTTTGGATCCTTCTACGGATAATAAATACACTATATGAATCCAAAAACTTCAAATGATTTGTTTAATAAGATACGTTCACAATTCTCAAACATTGAGATAGGTAACGCAACAGGCGAATCAACAGCAGATCCAAAAGAAGCTGTATTTTTTGACTTTGAATTTAAAGAAGATTCCGATACTTTTGGCCGTGTAAGCATATCACTTGCGGATGGTGAGAATATGAAAGTATTCTATAACAGAGATCTAGTCAATAAAATTGACGAGGACAGTAGAAACGAATGGTATGCTTTTTTAAAAGAGCTAAAAGATTTTGCTGTTGAACACCAATTAGTGTTTGATGTGCGAGATATAACCAAATCGAACCTAACGAAGCAGGACTACAATAATCTTGCAGATACGAACAAAACGGTAAATACTGACGATATGTCGGAAGAACTACAAAGAATTACAAAACTAGCAGGCGTTGAAAAAGCACCAGTATCAGAGGGCCTAACAGGAACATCAAAACGTTCATACGAGAATTTAGATAAAACAAGATTAATTATTAGACACTCTGGCAAAGTTGACGAGACTGTGCCAGGTTCTAGATCCAGACAAATACAATCATTATTCATAGAAAACGAAGACGGTGAAAGATTCAAATACCCTATGACACATTTAGCAGGTGCAAGAGCAATGACAAGGCACGTAGCAAATGGCGGCAGACCACATGATGATTTTGGACAACACATAATACAGACATCAGAAGATATAGCAAAGTTAAATTCTTTTTCAAGATATGCATCAAACAAAGATCAGTTAAATGACAATGCTTCAGACATAATTGAGCAGACAAAACTTAAATTAGAAAATTTAAGAATGTACATGAAAAATTTAAGTAAACAATCACACTATGAGTCTGCTTCAAAAGATTTCAAAACAGCAGATGAAAGAATTTTAGACGACGAAACAAGAAACAGTTACAGAGAAAAATTCACAGTAAAAACTTTGGATGACAGAGTTGAAGAGGCACTTCCAATTATACACAATATAATGAGTGAATTAGAAACTACAAAAGAAGAGCCAGTAAATGAGTTAGATCCGGGTGATGAACCTATAGATGCACCCGTTGAGCCACAAGTAGACCACGGTGCTGTGGTACAATCTTTTTTGACTGATCCTGATAAAAAAATTGTTTTAAGAAAAGACGACACAGCAGATAAAATGCTCAAGAACACTACTTTCAAAGACAAGAACACAATGCTTGGTTCAATACTTTCCGACATAGCATCAAGAATGTTATCTAAAACACCTGAAGAAGACAGAGTGGCAAATTTTGCTTCAAGGGTAGCAGATGGTATTGCAGGCGAGGGTGAACCTTTCTTTAAGCCAGGACCGGACTACAACAAAAATAAAAAAATTGCAGTTCAACTAGCAAAAAGATATATCGACGATTACAACAAGATGAAGAAAGATCCTGAATACGCAAGTCAAGTAAGAATGGATCCTAATGAATATAATCCTAAGAAAAATTTAAAAGGCAAACCTAAAGAAACTGAAGCATTTGAATCTTGGGTAGACGCAACAATAGAAGAACCACATCAAATAGCAGAGCCACAACCTGTTGAAGAGCCAAAGGCATTCGAAGGTGAAGAAGTAACGTTTGAAGATATCAAACCTTATGTGTCTATGTATAAAGACAAAGATGGCAAAATGGTAAATGATGTTTTAGATAAAGATGGCAATTCAGTATTCAAAAGTCATGATGCAAAACAGGCAATGGCATTCCTATCAAAAAATTTCAGTAAGATGAGATCTGGTGAACTTAAAGGCAAACCAGAAGTAGAAGCAGAAGCACAGGAAGAAGCAGAGCAGATCAATTCAGAGCTAGACAGAATTAAAAGTTTAGCAAACCTTTCATAAAAAAACTTTATATTACCAATAATAGTAGTAGACATTAGATAAATAAGTGTGTATATTATGTACTATATGTCTAATATACATTTAGGCAACAAACAAACATAGGCACACAAGGAGGCTTACATTATGGCTACATTGGCTGAAATAAGAGCGAAGTTAAAAGCAAACGAACCAAATCGCTCTGGTTCACAAACAGGCGGAGACAACGCCATTTACCCACATTGGAATATATCAGAAGGCTCAGAAGCAGTTGTTCGATTCTTACCAGATAAGGATCAAGGCAATACTTTTTTCTGGACTGAAAGAAATATGATCAAACTGCCGTTCGCAGGAATCAAAGGTGAAACAGATTCTAGACCAGTGCAGGTGCAGGTACCGTGTATGGAAATGTACGGAAAAACTTGTCCAGTACTAACGGAAGTTAGACCATGGTTCAAAGATAAGAGCATGGAAGACATGGGTAGAAAATATTGGAAAAAGAAAAGTTATATTTTCCAAGGTTTCGTCACAACAAATCCGTTAGCGGAAGACTCATCACCAGAGAATCCAATTAGAAGATTTATAATTGGTCCTCAAATTTTTAACATTATTAGAAGTGCATTACTTGATCCAGAGATGGAA